TCTCCACACTCTCCGTAGCATTCAATAAGCAACGCCTTGACGGCTTCCTTGTTCTCCTCTGGGAAGACCCAGCAAGGGGCATTCCACTTGCCCTGTATCTGCTTTGCCCCTGCGACAAAGCTTTTGTTGTACGGACTGTTGACCTTGATTTTCTCGTTTTCAACTGTAACTTTCATGTTATTTACCTCTTTGAATTATCTTAACACCAGGTACGCTACTGCAAGTATCAATCCGCCAAGCTTGAGCAGCTCTTTGCAAAGTTTGAAAATATCATTTTTCATATTGACACCCTTTCGTTTTTGTGGTATAATTCAAGCAGTTGGGAGAGCGGTCAACTCTCCTTTCTGCCGAATTTACTATTTAAGTAAATCTTTTATGATCAAGATGTAGCCAATCAAGCCGATTATCTCGATCATTAGCTTGTTAAGTTGTTGGACCAGCTTAACAAGCTTTTTTATTTTCTTGTCCAATTTAAACGCCCCCTTTCGTTCTTTTCTGATATTATTATATTATATCTGTACCAATATATCAATAGACAAACTCAACAAAGTTGTACCAATATATTTGTATAAAATGTATATTGTTACAAATATATAAAAGTGGTATAATATCTTAAAAGGTGGTGAATTTATGGCATATACAAAAGCAAGCAACAAAGCGGTACAAAAATATAGTGCCAAAACATATGACCAAATAAAAGTGCTGGTTAAAAAGGGTGAACGTGAAGAAATAAAAAATTATGCAGAAAGCCAGGGCATGAGCTTGAACGGATACATCAATAAATTAATAAAAGATGATATGAAAACAGCCGACAAGGAATAACCCCTGTCGGCTGTCTTACTGTCTACTTTATCTTCTTTGTAATCTCATCGCCAAGCCGTTTGATGAAGTTCACGCCTGCAATGCCATTCTCGCTGTACCCCCACTTTTTCAGCAGAGTATTAACTGCCTTTGCAGTACCTTTTCCGTATGTACCGTTCTTATCCATACCTACGTTGTGAAGCTTGACCGCCTTTGCAAGAATCAGCAGCTCCTTGAGCGCAAGCACACCGTTTGTTTTGTTGCCCTGCTTATAGCCTGTCTTGTCAAGCACTTTCGCACTTATCTTGCTCTGTTTCTTTGGTCTCAGGAAGCCTGCAATATGGTCATAAGTATGCTTGACCTTAGTGCAGGCTTTTCCGCTCCAGTTCTGGTCATACGAATAAAAATAATTCGTGTTGCCCTCACCCGTGCAGATTGCTATGTGACCCCAGCCGCCATTCAACGTGCCTGACCATATCGCTACATCGCCCTTTTTCGGCACGAAACTTGGCGTGTTCTTTACCTTTGTGAAATTTGCTTTCAGCCAAGTGTTCTTATCGAATAAATCCCAAAAATGGTGTGCGTCATACCAGAAATTCTTGATACCTGATCCGAAAACCTCGTTGAAATATGCCGTTGCAAGGTCTACACACTGTTTGCCTGCTGCGCCGTCATAGTTAACAGCTACACCATTGTGCTTCTTGATAAACTCATCATATGTCATTTTCTATTCCTCGCTTTCGTTTGTATCCACTTTGTTTTCAACTGTGATTTTAAGCTTGTGTACTATCTTCACCAAGAATGACGGCAGTGGTATACCTATCACCGCAAGATTTTCAAGAATGGAAATACACTCGTTGATGATAAACCATATCGTCACGATAAGACCGAAGTAAAAGCTGACGTTTACTTCAATGCCTATCTGTGAAAGTCCTGAGATAAAGAGCCAATCAAGCACGCCTGACACCGCCACCACAAATATGTAGCCGACCTTTTTAAAAAGCCCTTTAAGACCGACACGGCTTGACAGCTCGCCCCTATTCCATGCTTTCCACATTCCTGTAATGTAGTCAATGATCATCACAAGTACCAGAATGACTATAGGTATCGCCATGACACGGAAATACGCTGACAGCCCTGCGGCTATCGCTGATATGATGATTTTTGTTGTGTTTTCTTTCATTACTGTTCCTCGCTTTCGTATGTTTGTCCCGTGATTGTTGTATACTCCTCAGCCGTGATCCACTTGCCGACAGCAGCGTGTACCATAGCAACCGACCACAAACAACTATCATAGTATCTCTTGACCTTGACGTAGTTCTTACTCATCATCAATCACCTCATTCAACTCAACACCATTCAGCATAGCCAGAAAATCAACGTTTGCCTTTATCCTGTCTATCTCGGTGACTTTGGGCTTGCGAAAATTATCTTCCGTCAACCCCAGCTTGTCAGCCATTTTCTTTTGTAAATCCGTCATGTTGTACCTCCTATCTCTGACAGTTTAACGATGTATTCCTCTTCGCTTGGCACTGGTATGCGATAGCTGTCATTGCTGTTTTTGAACGTTATGCTACCGCCTGCTTCAACCTCGATATTTCGCAGAAAATCATCATCAGTCAGGTTTGAAATATCGGTTACGATAGGGTTCGCTAGTTCGTAATACAGGATAACACCCTGCATTGCCTGTTTGAATGCGGCGGCATCGGTGTAGGCGGTGTCTTTGACCTGAATCTGTGAAACTACGGTAACTCCGTCTATTGCGAGTGTTTTATCGACAAATACATTGGAACTTCTCGCAACTGTTCTATATTTACTGCACAATGCATTATAAATGGTTGTTCCAAATGCACCTAGATATTTAAAATTGAGATGTTTCGCAGGTGCGTAGAAATGATTTCCAACAGTGGAAGTCGTATTAATTCCCCAATTCAGAGCCCCTAAGTCAACGCTGCCGACACATTGAACATATTTCTTGTTTTCATAGTCCACATAGTTTCGTGCCGTTCCTGCACTCCAACCGTAGCCAGGCAGATTGCGGATTGCTTCGGGGATTGTGTGTTCAGTCTGATAGAATGGGGAATAGTTGGTAGCGGTATCACCATTTTCTAGCTGGACGTCATAAACCATAGTCGTTAGACCGCACAGCGACACAAAATCAGTAGTTGCTGTAAAAGTAACTGTTTCCTGATATTCTGTGTTTGCTACCGTACCTACCACCTTTTTTATCAGCGAACTATCGTCTGCATATGCTGTGTTTTTTCCTTTTTGCAATGACCACCGCAATATACCTTGACTAGTTGAAATACTTTTTGTTTTTAATGACAGCGTATACTTATTGCCGACAATAGTCGGAATATTTAGGATAGTTGTCAATAATTGTTTCGTGTAAATAACACCATTTTCAACCTTGCTTACATTCGCTCCATGATAGGTTTTGTCAGTATAGTCAAACAAATTCTTCCCCTGCTCCACAACGCTCTCTGTGCCTGCACTAACAATCTCCCCTGCATTATATGGGTAGTAGTCCGCTGGGAACATTTTCTCAAATTCTTCCACGCTCGCGGGTTCGTTGCCTGAGCCGAACATGGCGGTGAGGTCATAAATCTGTGGCGTGATTAAAAAATCTACAGTTATATTAGAATTTACACGGAACGCAATTGCAATTGTACCATTTCCATCCATTGTAAATATTATACCTTTGCCGTATTCATGCCACCTATTTCCGCCGTTATCGTTGTAAAAACCCGTACCACTAGACAGCGCAGTAGTATCACTGGCGTGCGAATGGAATAAATATTTATGATTTGAAATTCCGGTTTGTACCGGGGATATCGGTATAAAACAAACCGCTGACGACGTGCCACTGATATGCAGCGATTTGCTATCAATTTTTGTAGTTGCAATACCATTAGATGTTTTTTCGACAATCTGTGATATTAGCTGGTTCCATACAATAGACCTACCGCCAATATTTTTCACCGACATCAGCTTCGCCCCTGTCGGCACTGTCTTAGCATATGCCGTATCTGTGTCCGTTTCAAACTGGTGTGTGATACCATTTTCCATATCGTATAACGCATTTACCCTACGTTGCAGTTCCTTGTCCGACAGCTTCACACGTCCTATCTCAGCCGTGTTCTCAGCTATCTTCCCGACAGCGGTAGTGTAGTCATCAGGTAGGCTGTCAGCCACCGCCTGTGCTGTCTGTGCGGCGGTTTCAGCGGCTGTTCTGTCTTCTGCAACCTGTGCAGCATGGTCTGCCACTGTAGCCTTGTCGGCTGTCACCTGCGTTGCCATATCAGCCACCGCCTGCCTGTCTGCCGCAGTGCTGTCAGCGCAGGTCTTTGCAGTTTTAGCATAGCCTGCCGTTATGTTCTTGTCGGCTGTGGTCTGCTGTGCTGATGTTGCCGCCTGCGCTGCGGATATTTTAGCGTTATTCTGTGATGTGACCGCCTGCTGACGTGCGTTTTCTGCACCCTGCCTTGCGGTTTCTGACTGTGCTGCGGACGTTTCAGCCGCTGTCTTTGCGGTTTCAGCACGGCTTGCCGCCTGTTCTGCGGTATCTGCTGATTTCTCTGCGTCTGTGGCAGATTTTTCTGCGTTTTCAGCCGCTGTTGTCGCCGTTTCTGCGGCAGTGACGGCTGTCTGCATATCTGCGTGCGCCTGCCTGCCTATGGAGTCTATTCGGTCTAGTGCGTCAGCTGCCACACTTGGTGACGGGATAGCATTATCACCGATTGCCGCACCTATTCTCAGGCGGAATATGCGTGATTTTTTTACTAGGATATATTCCTGTCCTGACAGTTTTTTTGCACATATTTGACAGCTGACTGTCTGCGCTGACCGCAGTATATCTGCCGTAGGTGTCCACTGTCCGCCTGTGATATCGACCTCATATGTCACGCCGTCGCCGTAGTCTATCGTCAGCACATAGCGGTCTGCACCGTCTAACTCCATGCCCTCGACTGTCACAGGACGTGCATTCGTTTCGCCTACATATCCTAGCAGGGCTGTGCTCACGACTACATTGTAGTCTTCGTTGATTTTTATGTGCATTGATATTCCTCCTTTCTATGGCTTTGTTACGATCCAGTCAATAATATATTCACCCTGTGGAACGGTAGCACTTGCACTTTCTGCGTTCGTCAGCGCTACTATCAAATTGTTGCTTGTGAAAAATGTTTCTACACACAGCCTTCTCACTTTTGGTGCCGACACCTCCCGCAGACTACAGATGATCTGCGTGTTCTGAGTCGGTGTGAACGGCAGGTTCAAAGTCGTTGTGGCCAGTGTCGTCTCTGACGGTACGATAAGGGTCTGAGATCCTGCTGGCATATTCATTTCATTGATTGCGTTCTGTGTGGCGTTCAATGCGTCGACAATAGCCTGTCGGACGTCTCGACCTGTATATGCTGTTTCCACCTGTGTGACCTCTAAACTTATATCAATTGCTTTTGCCATAATCATTTCTCCTATTTTCTTGCTGACATTCCACTAATCGTGTCAATCTTGTCGCCAAATGTCAGCACATTCTGTGATCTGTCATTGATGTCGATGCTGGTGCCGATGCACCTCAATACCTCGTCGATGCCAAGGTAGCTATTGACTACGCGATACCTGCAGCCAACTGCAAAGCCGTCTAGCTTCTTATCAATATCAATAGCCGATACTTCATATTGAACTTTTGCTGCTTTTAGTGCTCCGGCACATACTCTGCCGGCTCCAGACAATGCGCCTGGAGTGGTGATATTGTCGAATACCATAGTTCCAGCGTGTACTCCGTACCGCTTTATCAGCTGGTCATTGTCAATATACTTCGTTGCTCCCGAAAGCGTCACACGTTCGCCCGTATCATCGTTGATGACAGCACCTAACGGATACAGCCTTGTGATGATCTCACTTGGGTCTATCGCCTGCGTGATAGATCGCATATTCCTTCCTAGTTGTATCGTTTTATTGCTGAACTCTGAAAATTCGTTTGCTATGAAGTCGAAAAATCTAATGCCTCCTTTGCCGATGCGCACCCTCATTTCACCTCTGATATCTTCACCGGAAATCAGATTTTTCGTCAGTTCTGAGAACGTGTCTTCATATCCTGGATTAAATGTGTGCTGCGCTTGTGAACAGTTAATATTGCCAATATGTATCTGCTTGTAGCTTTCAACAGAATTATTGTGTGCTGAAAGTAGTGTGGCTATATATGCTCTTATTGTGCACTTTAGCTGTTTGATAATTGGTACACTATCTTTCAGAAAACACAAACCGCCCTCGCAGACAACCTGTTTGCCAATCTCGCCACTATCAGTCATGTATGGTGATATCGTCAGTACTCTGCCATCGAATATCAGATTTTCCTTGTCGTAAACCTTTATCAACGATGTCAGTTCCTTTAAATCGGAGTAGTAGCTGTTGTCGGGATATATGTTGAACGTAAAAATGTCAATAGCGTTTATTTCTTTGGTGATGGTTCCTGTCAGCTTGTTGGTTCTGACAGAACCAGTTTCGTGAAGCGTCTTTGCATCATCGAGTGTAACTAACATAGTATTTCCTCCACCAGTTCGATTTCAAGTGAACCAGATCCGTATAGAGCTAAGACATTTGTGCCGGGTTTGACGACGAAATTTTGCATTCTAAACGTTGATTCAGTTTCTTTGTATAGGTTTTCTGTGAGGGTATGACCGTTGAGATCAAGCATTGTCAATCCTCGTTTGTCCTTATCGTTAGCATTCTTGTGATACCTTAAGCTCGGAACTATGTCATCTTTGGCATAAGAATAGAAGTATAGTACCCCCGGTTGGGAATGATAGCCGTCTTTGTGTGCTATGCAGGAGAGAGGCATCTGATTGAGGCAATCATCATCGAATGAAAAAGTGTCCCACGCTGTGTCTGCAAAGTCGTCAGAGACCTTATATGGTGCTACATCGAATGTGACCTCGAGAGTAGCTGTTATGTCATCTTCACTAAGGCTGGTCTCAAGAGTTCTACACTTGCCGACAAAATGATAGTTCTCGGAATAGTTGTCATAAATATTCTGCTGTGGAGCTTCACATAACCAGCTCTTGATCTTCTCAATCCTGCGGAGCAGTGTGACAGGTTCTGTATCAGATACGAACATCTTGTATGATACTTCGGTGTCGTCAAAATAAAAATTGCCGTCATAGTCAGACAGGTCAATACTGCCGTTGCGATAAGGTACAGTCACTTTGATCTCACGCTTCTTCGGCTCTGCAACTGTTGCACTGATTATTCTGATTTTAAAATCCTCATACGACTTTTTGCCATTAAATCTGATTTGTCGTGTCATACCGCACTACCTCTTTTCTTTCTCGCAGCTCTTTCGCCAAGCATTACATCTATAAATGGAACTGTTTCCTCTGCAATCACTTTCCCATTCGGGAATACTATCACGTTATGAATAGTCTCGGGCATTTGTCTGACTGTTGGGACGACCTGCGTGTTTTCTGTGGCGCTTGTTGCTGCTTTCTGCGTGATACTGTGGGTATATGATCCATTATATACCGACCTTGCGACCCTATTCGTATCGCTGTATGTATTTCGCATATTCTCTGACAGTATCTTGTCACCAGTATTGGTATAGGCTTTGATGATATCGTCCTCTGACGACTTCCAGCCTTGGATCTCACCCTGCGCATTCATTTTCGATATATTTTCAAATGCCTTTGAAGGGGAGTGTATATCATATACCCCCTTGACCGCCGCAAGCACTGCGTTCGCTCCACTTGTTGCGGTATCAATGACAGACTGCTGTGCAGACAGTATGCCTTGCTGCATACCTACCATCATTGCCGCACCTGTTTGTTTCCATACGTCTGATATCTGGCTTATTTGGTCACGCTTTAAAAGCGTCTTTATGGTTTTATCATACTGCTGCCTGAGCTTGTCAAATTCTGATGTTGCTATCTTCTTACAGTCACCCATGCACTCTTCCCACATATCACTGTACTTTTTCAACTCAGGCTGTGACATGGAAAGTAACGCCTTTATCTTGCTTGCAGATTGCGGACCTGCTTTCTGCAAGGTCTTAATAAGACCTTTATTCACGCCTCTGTCTGCAAGCGTCTTGATATCATCAGACCAGCTTGCCATGCCGTCAAGATTAGATTCCAAGTTCTGCATAAGCTGTTCTGCGGATATCTCAGCACCGCCGTTGAATTCGTCGAAGAGGTTAAGATTGTTCTGCAATTCTTCCGTTCGTTTCTTGACGGCTTCGTCATAGCTCTTATTCATCTCAACTATTGCGTCAACAGTTTCTTGTGATACCTTGTGTAAGCCGTCTTTATACATGACAGTGCGGTTATAGATCGTATCGACCTTTTTGGCATTGTCCTCTACGGCCTTTGAATTGTCTTCGAGAGCAGAAGAATGCTCAGAAACGTACTTGGAGGCGTCAGCATAGTCTGCGTTCAGTTGCTCAATCTCTCCGCCTGCGGACTTATACGACTTCTGAAGCTCTTTTACAGACTTGTCAAGCTTGTCATACTGCTCCTGTAGATCCCAGTACTGACTTTCATCAGCGACGTTCGCCCAATCTGCGTTTAGCTTATTCATCTTCTCTTGAATCGGGATCATTTCTTTTTTCTTTTTGGCAATTTCTTCTTCAAACTCTTTATGATTTTTCTCAGCCTTATAGAGGTCTTCTGATATAGCGACCATATCTTTCTGAGCTGCTTCGACAAGAAGCTGTTCTTTCTTTGCTTCTATGCATTCATAGACAGCGTCCTTATTGTTGAGAAGCTTGCCTGTCTGATCGTCAATCTGAAGATTAAGGTCAGGCATGGCACTATTCAGCTGGTCCACAAGAGTTTTCATTTCTGACTTCTCGTCATTAGATAATCTCTCGGCGTCAGAAAGCTCAAAAATTCTATCTGCAAGACTTTTATAGCTGCTATACTCGGCTTCTATATCTGTCTTGGCTTCTTCTCTCTGATCTGCGGCTTTCTTTATGGAGTCTGTCAGTTCATTCGTGCTGTCGACCAACGCCTGTTCCTCGTCATTGAGGACTTTTGTTGAATCAGCGGCGTCATCAACCGAAGTTGCATAAGACACAATACCGCCAACTACCGTACCTATAATAGCTGCAATTGCTCCTACCGGCGACGCTTTTTGAGTTGCATTTAAAGCCTGCTGGGCGGTTTCAGCTGCTTTTGTTGCACCTGTAAGGCTCTTGAATGACTTTACGAGGTCTGAAACGTTATTTATGGCTTTTTTTGATACCATTGCCGACGTTATTCCTGTCAATCCACCGATAACAAGGTTAGAATGCTCGCAGAAGAACTTTACACCGTCAATGAGGATTGGCAAAGAGCCTTTGGCAAACTTGGCGCCTGTTTCGACTAAATCTCCAAGGGCATTGCCCATATCGTCGAATTCGTCACTGAGGTCTCCATCTTTGATATCCTTGGTAAGCTCGCTGAAAAGCTCTGAACCTTTTTCAGCGGCGTCTTCGAGTGGGGCGCTGAATTTATCGAAAATAGTTATGCCAAGGGATTCAAGGGAAGAGTCCATTATAGCCAGTTTGCCCTTAAGATTGTTATTCATGGTGTCAGCCATTGTCTGACACGCTCCGTCGGCGTTATCTACCTGAGCTTTCAGGTCATCGAAAGACCCGCTCATGCCTTGAAGCATGGCATTAACGGACGATAAGTCTGTCTTATTGAAAATATCGCTAAGCGCCTTGGTCTTCTGGTCATCTGAGAGCTTGGAAAGCTTGGCGTTAAGGTCTCCGAAAATATCGTTGATATCTCTGATATTTCCCTCACTGTCAGCCACGCTCACGCCCAGTTCTTTCAACTTAGCGGAAGCAACGTCTGTCGGTGATGTTAACGACAAAAGCATATTTCTGAGATGTGTGCCGCCCTCTGCACCCTTGATACCGTTGTTCGCCAGTATTCCAAGAGAGGTGCACATTGTATCAACGTCCTGCCCTGTGGATTTGACCGTGCCGGCACACTGGAGAATGCCCTCACCAAGCATAGCAACTGTGGTATTAGACTTCTGGGCGGTCTTTGCCATCATGTCCATATAGCCGTCAAGGTCACTTGTCTGCAACTGCAATGCCGACATAGTATCCGTTACCATATCAGTGCAGGACGCAAGATCCATGCCTGAAGCAGTGGCAAGATTAAGAACTTTCGGCAGGGTCTCAACCGCTTTGTTCACGTCATATCCCGCAAGGGCAAGATAATTAAGAGCGTCAGCAGACTCCGAAGCGGTATACTTTGTAGTTTCGCCACATTCACGGGCGGCGTTCTCTAGCTTCTGATAGTCCTCAGCGCCTGAGCTGACCTGCTCTGCGGTCATGCCCATTGTTGCCGCCACGTTAGACATTGAGCTGGAGAAGTCAATGCCGACTTGTGCACAACTTTCCGCCGCTTCCTTGGCGGCATTAGCTATAGCTTTCAGCCCCTCAACGGCTAGATTAGCAGAGAAAACGTCCTTGAAGACACTGCCTGTCTGGTCAGCTTTATCACCAAGGTCTTTGACCTTATCTGACGTATCCTTGGCTTCATTGCCGAGCTCCTTGGTGCTATCGTCTGCGGTCTTGGTCTGTTCTCGCAGTGTGTTCAGCTTCTTCTTGGTCTTCTCAAGCTCTTCCTGATACTTAAGATATGACTCAACGGGCAACTCGCCTTTCTTATACTGCTCGTTGATATCTTTCTCGTTTCTAATGAGAACGTCCAGCTTTGTTTTTGTTGCTTCGATAGCTTCGCTCAAAAGCTTCTGCTTCTGAGCGGTGTATTCAACGTTAGTCGGGTCAAGCTTTAAGAGCTTATTGACGCTGTTCAGATTTTTTGTAGTCGAATTGATATCGGCATTAAGCCCTTTCATGGCGGCAGTATACTCAGACGTATCACCGCCGATTTTGACGTACATACCTTTGATTTTCTCATCTGATGATGACTTAGCCATTACTCACCCTCCCATGCCTTTATTTTCGCAATATACTTTTCATATCGTTCTTTGCTGATTTTTCCCTGCTTATATCGTTCTTCAACAACAGGCAGGTTTGATTTCAATTCTTCGTATTTTATTTCGGGGTCAATGACCTTTTTGCCGGCGGCGATTAATCGCTGCCGGTCATAGGCGCAGGCATAGTTCACTACCATACCATACGTCATGCGGTCTAAATCAGCGACAGTAAGACCCCTGTTTATAACAAGAGAGATGACCTCCTCCGATTTGAGAGGCCGATCATCTCCGCTTTTACTGCCGCTTATGGATTTTTTCTGTCAACTTTCATATTTGCCTGCAGTATAGGCATAACCTGATTATAGATATCATCAACAGGAAATGCACCATAGGCGAAGCTGTCAAGCCACGTCTGAATAGGCGGTATACTATCATCATAAGTCTTGGCAAGCACCCATAGGGTGCGGTATTCGACCTGTTGAACAAAGGCACCCTTACCGAACTGATGTACCTTGACAACGTCCTCAAGGTACTCCGTGCCGAATGCTTCCTTGTATCGATAGAAAAGGCCTGCTGTAGCCTTGAAGCCTATCTGCCTGCTGTCTATAGTCAGGACTATTGTATTGCTCATTGTCATTCACCCGGGGTGTAGGTGTACTCAGGAAACTTTGTGAGCTTCTCATTGCCCTTTATGCGGAAACGTGCGATATGCACTTTCTTTCCGTCGACTGTGGTTTCAGCAGGTGACGGTTTGCAGGCAATCTTATGTTCTGTATACTCATAGTCCATGCCGCTGTCTTCCTCTGTCTTAACCGAGAACTTCGGACGATCTGTAGTGTAGCAATATGGGAAGACCTCGGTATATCCCTCGGCTTCTGACGTTGATTCGTATTGAATAAACAATCCAAACTTTGGCGTTTCTCCAGTTTTTGCAGCCTCAACAAGGATATTGGAAACTGTATCTATGACATTTCCATACCAATCTTTTTCCAAATCATCACACAAATCCAGGGTTATGATAGATCCTTCGTAGCCCTGATTGGTCTGACCTGCATACGCTACTACGCCGTCCGCCCATACCTCCTTGGTTGATGACTTAGGGTCAAGGCTTACCTGTCGAGTACCGGAGAGTTTTGTTTCCAAGTAATTGCAACTTGTATATGTAATATTTATAGCACCGCTGACATCTGATGCCTCTTTGATTGGTCCATAGCCAACGGCTTTTATAGATCCTTTCATTAATATTCCTCCTTGCGATCGAATTCGTATACCCACATATCCATTTGCTGATCCTGCCCCAGATAGCCTGCGGCGACTGAGAAACATATGCCCTTATCCATAAGGGCGTTCTCAAATAGGATATGTGTTTCTTCATCTTCCGGCTCGCAGTATATTTCAACTGCAATCCGTGGGATAACTGCGACAGTTCTTCCGTCTGCAGATATCGTCTGAGGTGTCCTGCTTATCCATGTTGCGAACGGCAATTCCGTTTCCACTGGAAAATCTATCTTAGCAATCCTGTCCGCAGGAATGCCTGAAAGTGATATAAGCTCTGTCAATGTCATTTCGACTTCTCAATCTCCTTTCTGATGTTTTCCGGTAATTTCTCTTCGGCATACTCTTGTCCGTAAATCATGTGCGGATAAGCTTTCGCCTTAAACGGAATCGTTCTGCCACCACGCTTCATAGCATGGCCATACTCCAGCAGGTGTGTGAGAAGATACTGCTTATTCTTCTTGAAATTCACTATCTGCCGAATGTCGAAAGAGTCCTCGTACTCGGTGCTAACTGTAAGCGCCTTGGCATACTTGCCGGAGCGGTTATTGAACGTGAAGTGTTCTTGGACGACCTTGCGGGTTTCCTTTGCGGTCTTCTTAACGGCTCTTTTGGCGGCTTCATTAACACGTTGACTTTCTTGCTGAAATGCGTGCCGTAAAGCCTCAGCCATCTCATCAGGACTCATTGACATGGATTTCTAACCTCTTTTTCCGCTTTTCTATTGATAACTGCCAAGCCTGCGGCTTAGCGTCCTTTATCATCTGAACTTGAATGACGTTGTACTGGTCGCCGTTCATTATCACAATGTCAGTCGCCTGCGGCTCGGCGATAAGTGGTATTCTTATCACCTTATCACAGCGGTGCTGATACTCAGCGGCTTTATAGAAACGCTCTGAGCCGACGGTACGATTGTCATATCTTATGCCTGCTTGCTTGATTTTCAAGCTATTGGCATTGATGATAGTTGCCATAGTGCATATTCCGTCATTGAACGTCTGCCGCTTGCTTATCATACGCTTCCTCCTGACATCTCCTCAATCTGACATCTTGCTCTCAGAGCGAAGAGCTGAGAGTGATAATTTTTTTCAAAGTCCTCGAAGCAATCGTTATATATATATCTGCAGCAGTCGATCAGAAGCTGGGCGTCGCCGTTGATATTTTCGTCAACGTTGATATCCAGCACCTGACCTGCATATCCGTTAAGTACTCCTATAGCACGTGCTATAATGCTGTTTATCTTTCTGTCAGTAGCTTCGTCTGACCAAGTTATGTTCAGCTGATTTTTAACTTCCTCGAATAATGCCTGCTGCATTTATATCAACTCCTTATGTTTCTGACGGTGTGACAGTGTATACCGTCGGGATAAATCTCTTAAGCTTTGAGATATCCAGATACCTGAAAGCATTGCTGTCGAGTGGCTTGCCGTTGCCGTATGTTTTGATCTTATATGTCCTTGCGTCATCAAGGAACTTGAATGAGTCATCAAACTCCAGCTTACCGCCCTTAGCCATACCAAGACCCATGAAGTAACGCTTGCCAAGGCCGAAGATAGCTCTGTCATCAGGAACGGCGCATGACTGGATAATAGTGCATGGAATAGGCATAACATCGTTAACCCATTTTCCCTGAACGAAATTTGTTGTCGCAGGCATTACCTTTGTCAGATATGTCGTTGGATTGACCACAAAGATGAGGTTGTCGAGTGGACGGTTATTACCCGCTTCGGTCTTCGTGAGCTGGGCGGCAATAGCACCAATAGCTTCAGGGGAGAGTTCATTGAGTGCAACTGTCTTTTGGTCAGGATACTTGCCACCGACTACTGATGCACTACTAGATACGTCCTTGCACATTCCGATAGGGCAGTTAAGACCGTCGCCTGACACGACACCGGTTTCCATGCCGACCCAAAGGGCTTCTGCCAGTATCTCACGGACATATCTATCCAGCCATGCGGCACCAAGGTCAAGCATATCGTTAGACACTGGAATCCATGCTGTGAGCTTCTTCAGCGCAACGTCAAAGGTCTTGAATGCACCTGAGAGTTCCTTGTCGATAGCTGTGTTAAGATCTCCCCACTTAGCGGTCTGAACGCCCTGGTCATTTAACAACATCTTCGTAATTCCAGTGGTATCCTGAAAATAGATGAAGTTGAGCAGAGGGTGTTGCTGTGGGATCTCACCAAGAACTGACTCGATTATAGTGATTGGCATTGTCTTATCAACGTTTGCCAATGCCATCTTGGGGTCAGAGGACTTGCCCGCCTCAATGACGGCGTTATAGTAGTCTCTTTCTTCACTGGTCAGCATTCTCACACCTCTGGTGCTGAGTATCTGGCTATCGACAGACTCAGCGGTGCTCTCCACCTGCTCCATTATGACATCTGAAATTAGATTGCCATACTTATCAAGGGCGGCTTCCATGCCCTTGTCATCACTATCTCTGATAGCGGTTGACAGTGAAGCAAGGATATCTGCTTTCTGCTCTTTGATTGCGTCAAGATTAATCATTCTTTTTTACCTCCATTTTCATGAACTTTTCAAAAGCCGACATAGCGGCATTTGTTTTTTCCTCTTCGGTTTTTTTTGCTGGCAAAGTCTGCTGTGCGGCGGACTTCTTATAAAGCTCAATGAGCTTGTCTACATTCTCCCTGTCGAGGGCGCTTGACATAGTGTACTGCTTTGTATCACTAAGCATTGTAGCCATATCAACGGGTTGCTCTGCGGTTGATATGCTATCGCAGAAGCCTTTCTCAAGACATTCTGCCGCTGTCAGCCAAGTACCCACCTTTACCATATCGCTTATTTCCTCACGGCTACACTTGCCGTTGCAACGCTCTGCATATGTAGTGATAGCGGTATCGGTCATCTTGTCAAGCTCAGCCGCCGCCGTTCTCATATCGTCAGCATTGCCCTCACAGTAGCAGGACGCCTGATGTATCATCATCATACTGTTGCTATACATGATGATCTCGTCTGCTGCCATAGCGATAACGCTTGCGATAGAGCATGCCCAGCCGTCTACATAGCAAGTAACTTTGGCTTTATGGCGCTTAAGGATATTTCCAATAGCAACGCCCTCTTTGATCTGACCTCCAAGAGAATTGATGTACAGGTTGATATGTTCACAATCTTTGTACTCATCAAGCTTGGCGGCGAAATACTTAGCGCCTGTCTTGCTCTCCTCAACTTTCCCCTTTTCCCAATCAATGGCAAGTCCTCCACAGACTTGTGAATATAGATATAGGTTAAGCTCTTTGGGCTTATCCGCTTCCATTTTGAATTCAAAATGATTAAAAATGCTATTCATTGCTGTTTCCACCTCCTTCGATTGTCTCGTAGTTCTTAGTTCTTGTGTGCTTATCGGCCCAGGCTTCTGGAATTCTTTCCTCACCTGTCTTCTCCCTCAACTCATTCGTTGAGTAGAAGCCACTTGCGATAAGCTTGTCAACTGCATTTGCCATTTCAAGCACGTCAAGGTGCTTAAGGTTATTGGTACAGACTTTGGCGTAGCACCCACGCAGGACTTGCTCTTTTGTATAGCGCTTTGCCGTTATCTCGTCTGATAACATCTTGGCGAATGGATCAACGGCAGATGTCAATGTCATTGATAACGCTTCACTGATGTTCTCGACATTTCCCTTTACGATAGCCGGTGAAACGTTGAAAGCAATCGCCGCTTTTTCCAATGCGTCATTTAGCATAGAAATGTAGTCGGTTGCTTCTGACACTGTTCTCTTGGTCTCACCTGCCGTTTGAGAGGTATATTTCATTCCGCCCCACAGTGGAAGCACTGCATTTTTGGCGTCAAAATATGTTTTGAAATAATTATTCATGAGAACATCGAATTTCTCCTCAAAATCAGGTTGACCTTGCGCCAGTGGCGTTATCTCGAGTATGCCTTTTTGGCCGCCACTCTTGACGTAGGTGCTTGAAGCCGTTTCCAAGAAACGATTATGTTCATCTAGCATTTCCGTTAGTATTTGTCTAACTCCACCGTTGGAGTATGTGAGATATAGGACATCTCCCATATCGAATGTTTTCTGAAACGTGAATGAACCTCGTGCCACCTGAGAGAAGCGGTTAGGATATAGCGCATACTCCTGCGCACTCCAAGAGTCGGCGCAGATTATCTGCTTTCCAGCGCTGACAACAAGGCTCTCGCCACGCACAAGGGTCTTGCGGACTAGCTCGTTCTTGAATTGCACTGCTGTTTGATTGACGTTCGGCTTAACGTTGAAAAGATACCATTCTTCGCCACGGAATGACTTGCCGTCACGATAGGTTTTTATCTCGCACTTTGAAACTAGCGCCGCAAGGATTTCAACAACGACCTGAATAGCATATGCCTGCACGGCGATTCTCGCTTCGTCGTCATATCCAACTGTCTTAATACTGATCACTTCATTACTTTTGGCATTCATTATGCGTGATAGCAGTGATCTCAGCCCCATTGCGTTACCTCCTCTCTGCTAATATGTGAATACATTCATAACGCTCTTGCCCATAGGCATACTTGATATTTGCTCAGCAATTTTATTCTGTGCCGCTTTGGCGGCGACATATGCCTTGAAAGGGTCTGTCTTTCTGGACTTCGGCTCTATTTTACCATATGTCATATTGCCTGCGGACGAAGTGCATACCTTGGTATTGTTCATAGCCCAGCGGAAAAGGGGATTGTCTCCGACTGCAAGCTTATGATTCACCAGCTGACTTGTGATTACAGGCATTATCATCATTTCATTTGACGGACGGACAAGCATGATATTTCCGTAGCCTTTTTCGTCAGAAGCGTAGAGATTCTCTTTAAGCGCCCTCCTAAGCAGTGTATAGCGGTAGTTATCGATGCCGGTCATTGCGACTTTTGCATTCAATTCCGCCGCTTTCTGCGCCACCCATATAACGGGTATCTCAGGCGGTATCTCTGGACCGTCAACGAATGACAGTAGCCCAGCCGCTTCCCATTCTTGCAGTGGAGCCTTGATTCTTGACAGATCCGCAGAAGCCTTGCACACCCAGGTGTGAGTTACCCACACGTCAGTTCCGTCTACGTCGAAGAGCAAGCCTGCTGAAAGGAAGTCATCGGTCTTCATATAGTCAAAGCCTGCTGTGCATTGTCTGCCTTGAAGCTTTGACAAATATGGCGTGATATCCTGATTAGTTGCCAGGATATTATCAAATGCGGTTATACCGCCCTCTGTCTGCTGTGGCAGGCAGTTCATGCGCTTAACTGCAAAACTGATATTGCTTATCTTATCGTCGAGATAATTTTGAAATTCAGTCTTCATTTCCTGAAGAAGATCGGGCAGGTATTGCAGTGATGGGTTTGCCTTATACCACATTTCAGGCATTTCAACCTCATCAGGGCTATCTACACGTGCAATAAACGGAAGCATACCATTGTCTTCAATCTCGCCGTTAAGAATTCTTATTCCCTTGGCTTTCTCTTTGTCGAGAGGTCCTTCACGGACGAAGCCGTCAGTACTCATGATAGTACGGCGTGGTCTTGGTACTTTTCCGAGACCACCAACAGCAACGTCAATGAGCTTGCTATTCTCATAGGCGTGCACCTCGTCATGGTCTACCTTTCCTGGACGTGCTCCATCGGCTGACTTCGGGCTTGACGTTCGGTATTTCAACTCGGATTTTGTTTTGAGATTTATAATTTTCTCGGTATTCCAGTAGAAAAATCGTTGCATTTTCTCACGATTATCTTCGAGAACGTTATACACGTCTTTGAACGTTGTCTTAGCCTGATCTTCTGTGGTTGCGAAGATGTCGATATTATAGTGCCTGATGCCATTGGTAGGTGTGAGTAGGCAGAAATCTTCAAAGCCCAGAAAACCATTCTTGCCAGTACCACGCCCAACATAAAGAAAAAGTACCGGCCAGCGTAGAGCGCCACTTGCGGTATATGTGCAGTTGTGTAAAACGAAAACAAAACGCTCCCATGGGAATAACTTGAACGGAAAATATTTTTCGTAGCTGAAATATTTTTCTGCCTGAGCAGCATCGATGTAGATATCTTCTGACAAAAACATGCGCTTGACGTAGTCAATAAGCTGATACTGCTCAGCACAATACGGATACTTATGCTCCTCGACTAGGCTGATATAGTCTGCAAGATACGAGAGGTCAAGGGCTTCTTGCCCCTTACAGCTCTTCGTCATCGTCAAGGTTCTTGACCTTGTCAGTTGACAAACCCAAGTCTTTCAGAATTTGAAGTTTCTGCTTATTGTACATATACGCCTGCTTTACGGAGGGATTGTCTTTTTCATACTCTTTTCCTACCGCAGAAACCGCCATATAGGTCAGTCCTCTCTTGCGAATATCAGCCTGCATTTTTCGTTCCTGCTTCTCGTAGAACATATAATCAGCGACAAGCGACTTGTAGAAATCGACAGAAGCTCCCATCTGGACAAGCTGTTCTGTCAACGAATTTTCAATCTCTGATAGACTAGGCTTTTTCACTTTTGCCAACTCCTTACATTTGATTTTCTTGAAAAAATTCTCTCACGTGCGTGCGAGGGCGGATATGTCTTCTGTGCCTCCCGTCGTACAAGGCCGACAAAATTTTTCGACCCTTGACCCCGGGGGGTATCGCCGCAAGGCGCTCACCACCGCTCCTCATTGACGAACTTATCTGCACGTTCTTGCCAGCGCCGTTCTGGGTGCTGTGCTTCATGACAGTCATGGCACAGTGCTATCAGCTGTCTATGCCGTTCGCCATTATCGTCATAGTAATACCGACTGTATGCAAGCTGCGGAAATTGCTTGAGGTGCTTGACGTGATGAAGAACGGTTGCTCTTGTCACCTTGCCTTTGTTTCTACAACACTGACACTCATTGTGCTGCTCTGCGATAACGCTCTTACTGAACTTTCTCCAGTAGCGGTCGTTGTAGAACTTGTCAACTCGTCCGTCCTTGATTAGCTCTCTGATCTGACTCGTACTATACACGTTATCACCTCGCATATATAGCACAAGGACCACGTCATACAACGTGGCCCTTGCACCGGCATAAAACTATGGAAAAACTATAACAACAACCCCGCATTATCATCATAGCACGCAGAGTGTGTTCGTGCGTGTTACAGCGTGTTTTTTTTGCAAAACTTGCAATGCCTGCCTTTGCAGTAGTCCTCTGAAGCATTGGCTTGTCTGGCTATCCACGCCCATGACGGCGGCTGCCAAGCTCCGTCCTTGCGTGGGACAAGATAGCGAAGTCGAAAAATAATCCTGATGAATGCATCATCAATGCTAGACACATATGCTTCAATCTCTGCTATCTCTGCTTTGAGTCTGCGATAATCGTCACTATCTGTGCTTACCAATTTCAGCTCAGCCTTAAGCTGTCGATATGACAGCAATCGCTTCTTAGTCATGATAATTCACCTTGGACTTCTTAATGCTTTTCTGATCAAACGTCAATGTCAACTCTATCATATCACCCATTGCAATCATTTCATCAGCGTTGTCAATGAATGCTTGCAGAAGCATAGGTAATTTTTTTGAATTATAAATCTTCCATTGCTTCATCACGCACGAATGGCTATCGACATAGTTCTTCACGTCGATTAATGCTTTGATATATCCCTGCCTGTATGAGTCCATTAATCGTTCTCCTTTCCCTGCCTTGCCGATAATTCTCTCGATATTTTCGTCAAGATATCTTTCAACACAACACCGTTTTTTTTAAGCGCATGGGCATGACGTGTCAGGCTATCGTCGATATATGCAACGTATAACTTACCACAGTGAGGGCAGTTATAGCACCATACGTCCCCCTCTATGCTTTGAAATCTCTTTTTGCGAACGCAGACTATGAATGCCTTATGGCAATCATCACATATCACGCTGAGCTCAGCTCCCTTAAGACTCATCATCTCACCCCCTATATGTTCAGCTTCGCCGTTCGGCGGTACATGAATAGCGATATGTAGAACGTGCCGTTATCCTCGTTCCAGAATGGACGGCAATCAGCATAGTAATAATCTTGATACATATTCTCGAACAGCGCCGAGTTATCACAGTTATATGCCATGCTCTGCACCGCACGTTTCGTTAAACGATAATCGTTATTCTGCGGTTGCGGTTTAATGCAATTAGTTGACGCAACATAACGCTTAGCGTGCTTGCCGTTGTTATGTTCTGAAATCTTCTGCTTGCAGAAATACTTTGCAATTCCTGCACAGCCTGTCTGGTCAAACATCAATGGCAGGACCTTGTCAACATAGCCCTTGCCCCATATGGATGCTATCTCGTTGATAGTCAGACCACCTGTCATGATAACATGAAAGTGGATACGTCCAGACTTTGAGCCCTGCTCAATGGAATAAATATACTTCATTCTCGGTAAGCTTCTCTTGACTCTTGCTCTATTCACACGTTTGACAAAGTTAGCAAAGTCTTTCTTGGCACGCTCAAGGTCAGCAGGATTATTCTGCGGTGCATAGGTCAGCTCGAACTTATAGTCTTTGTCAGTGAAGTTTGCAGGGATAAGTCTTGCCAGAGCTCTTTCAGCATTGATCTGATTCAATCTCTCCTGCACCTTGCTTGTCGGCTTTCTTTTCTTCTTTCGACTAGAAGAACGTGGGCAGGCATAGACAGGATACATATTCACTTCCATGTAGTTTCCATAAATATACTTTTGCTCTCTGTATCTCATAAGGCTCATTGTCATTTCCTCCCACTGTCCGAGTTATTAAGACCCATTACAAGCCCTCATACCCGTGCTTACACACGGGCTGAACACTTGTTCTATACTATATATAATATATAGGGCTTCACTCTGTCATTGCCAATTGCTCATAATTTCTGCTCTTGTCTTTTTCTTCGCACTCCCTGTTGAATACTCCTTGTAACATATCGTGCATGGAATTGATATCATTAAGAAGTCCTTGTGTTACAACACCATGGGTTTCACACAGTACACCGAGTGTCAGTAAGCCTGCTTTGACGATTATCATATCATCAATGGAATAGTATGTAAGAATTTCATAATCATCTATTACTTCAAGAAATGCTTTCGGGCATATATGTACTTTTTCTGTGCCTGAGAATATCTGATATTCGCTTGGCCCGGCAACGAATGTTGAACGACGATCTACAATCTTGCCTGTTGTGCATGAAGCGATGTTCATAACAATGCTGCTTTCAATAGCAGGCGGCAGCTGCTTACATTTCCAATTCTCACGGTCACTTTCATTAATGTCAAAAAGCGTGAGTAACTGCTCGCTGGTATTCATGTTCGGCATGCCGTAAAGCGGATATATTGCACTGCCTGAGCCGATCCATAATGAATTATCATTTTCATTATAGAAGTAGGATATGGTCTTAGCCGCTTTACTGCATATTTTTTTCAGCTTAGATATTTTCATTTTCTCACTCCTTTATTAAGGTACTTCAAGATTGCTTCCTGCGCCTGCTCAAATCCTTTGCAGACAACCGCAAGATAGCCGTTGTCATTAAGCGTTTTCAGAAACTTCTGTTGAGATTCCGATACTCGTCCACCTGATGTGCGTTTCATTTCTATAAAAAGACCGTAGTAACCGCCACGTGCCACCGGAAGCATTATGTCAGGCACACCTGACTTTACGCCCTCAGACTTAAGATCTGCGGCAGTTCTATAGTGGCGATAGCCGCCGTTCGGTATAGCGAACATATACTCCAGTTCGGGATACTTGCCTGAGCTGAATGCCGCCCACTTGAAAAGCAATGCCTGCTCTATGTGCTCTGTTGGTGTGTTTGAATTTTTCATTACATAACACCGCCCTTTGGTATGTAGAAAATCAAGCATTTGCTCCGCTGTGATGATGAACACTTAACTTTCAATGTTCTTGGAATTTTAAAAGATTTAGATTCAATTGTTTCTATACCAATAACACTCCATATTTCTTCGCCTGTTGCAATCTGATCTCCAACTTTGAGCGTAGAAAGAGCTTTTTTCAAGCTCTTTCTATTTTTGTCTCTGCCTGCGGTTATTTCCGACAAGATTTTCTGCGCTATAGCTATTGGATTTTCAACTGACATAGTTATTCCTCCTAAAATGTTACTGTCACATTCAGTACGGCTGCTGCTATCCAATAGACGGCTTTCTTATAATCCTTTTGTATAGCGTATATGACCGCTGCCCCTAGGTCCAGCAAAATCAACAACAGTGGAAAAATGTATTCTGATCTCATTCTCTTATCACCACATCTCATTGTTCTCACCCTTTGTCACCAATTGACAGTATTATCAACAGCTGTTTTCTGTTGTTCTTCTGACTGACGTAGATATATCTGCGTGATGTTAACGCTTCCGTGTCCTAGTAGGTCAGCAAGCAGCGAAATATTATTGTTTCTTTTAACAAATTCGATAGCAAAGAAATGCCGAAACGAATGTGGGTGCATTACTTCTTTCGGGATGCCGTACTTGTCTGCAAAACGTCTGAGTTCACCAGAGACCCCTCGTGATGTTATAGGCTGACCATTGTGATTCTGCAGAACGAAATCATCATCAGAAACATTGCTAAGATAGGGAAGTATCTCATCTGTTAGCGTTTTTGGAAAAAATATTGTTCTCATATGAGCCTTAGCATTTAAGGTCACTTTCCCATTGATAATATCGCTCTTGCGTATTTTTAAAGCTTCCGATATCCTCATTCCTGTTCTTGCTAAGACAACGATAGTAATATACCACCGCATATTATTGTCTCTTTTAAGTCCATCTATCAGTCGGTTGTATTGGCCAAGTGAAATGACATTGTCAATGCTTGTTTTCTTAGCTAACTTAACCTGTTTCAACTTCATTTCTATTCCTTTATACTTGCAGTAAGTGAGTAGGGCAGTTATTCGGAGATTTACAGTTTGCGGCTTGTAATTCTCGACCAGATAGCGTTTGAATTCGATTAAGTTCGGCTTCGTTATGGTGTCGAACCTTTCAGCATATTTTTCTACGCCTTTGACATATGTTGCTATTGTGTTCGGCGCAAGCTCCTCTTCGTAAAGATATTCCTTGAAGCCGTCAATATCAATCATCTTTTGTCCATTCCTTTCCGTTCCATTTATAGTTCTTACGATATGGATTTCTCTCACAAGATACGCACGGCTCTTTATGCCAGCTCAACAAGCCATTCTTTGAGAGTTGACATTCGCTCATACAGTACTTTGTACAAATCCCGCACGTACAATCCTTCTTGTGGATATAATGTGCGGTTCCTATCTTTTTTCCGCAGAACTTACACTTGTGTTCCATAGTGATTTCTCCTTTCACAATTCTATTGTTGCCTTCCCGCAAAGTATACTTTTTTCAGCCGTTCTCTTGCGATCTTGCTCCTTTCGCTTTCACGCATATGCATTGCCATAGCTTTGAGCATTTCATAGTGTTTCGTGCACACCTTCTGGCCTTGCACACATTCTCCTCCGCAGAAATAACATTTTCTTTGTTCACGCCATAAATCCCGCTTGCTGATCTGCTGATTTTCTGCCCTTTTCCTTTTCTCCCTCTTACTTCTCTTGTGTGCGCAACTTTCACAAAGAGTGATTCCTTCTTTTGCTGGCAGCTTTCCGCATTTTACACAAATTCCCCTCTCTTTAAGTTCGTGATATCGGGCTCGATTGCGTTTTCGGATCTTTTCCTTTTCCTCAAAGGGCAAATCAGCATAGCATTCTGGCACATTGTCATTAATGCAGTCATCATATTTGCAATTGAAACAATCCATATCGCATACTCCGCCATATCGCTTTTCTTTGTCTTTCGCTAGCATTTTCGCAAGACATTCTCTGCACATTGTTTGACCCTCAATTGATGGCTTCTTGTAACAACGTGTGCATAGCCCTTTATCTTTCGCTCGTTCATAGCGTTTCTTACATCTTTCCTTGTTCTGTTCTCTACATTTCTCGCACATAATATATCCAGGAACATTTTCTCGCCCGCAATATGGGCATATTCCATTAGCTTTTCTTTCCTCATAGGTGGTGTTCTTCTTCATTTCAATTCTCTGGTCATTCAGCTCACCCCTCAAGGTCATCAGCCGCCTGTCTGAGCCACTGGCTTGTGACAGTAATGAACTTTTCCTTGGTCTGTGGGTCTTCAATATCAGTGATTTTTTCAATGAATTCCGTAAGCCCTTTCTGAACGTTTTCAAAGATGATCTTCAGCGCAACCCTTGCTTCGTCTGCATTGCCTGACTTCAATTTCTTTTCCAACTCTGCCTTGGCATGGTCCGCTTCTTCTGCCTCAGCCTTAGCTTTGCTGAGGGCGGTTTCATACTTAGCGACGGCTTCACGGCTCGACTTCTTCAGCGAATTCAGCTCTTTCATATGCTCAGCGTGAAGTTCCTGACGGATAGACAGCCTTATCTTGTCAATCTCTTCTTCGTCGAGGTCTCTCTTAACTACCTCGATAGGCTTGTCCTCGGCCTGCTTAAGCCTTTCTCTCAGTTCTTCAAGCTCAGCTCTGAGGGATTCGGCGCTTTCTGTCTGCTCCTTCTTCTCCTCCTCAAGGAATGTCAGTTGTTCGCCTAATGCCTGCTTTTCTTTGATTAGCTTCTTGACTTCTTCAACTGTCATTCCGCCAAGGTCATGTGTGTCAGCGAATTCTTCACGTTCGTACTCCGGAAGCTTGGAGAGAAGCTCCAGCTTTGTTACACCTATACTTGCATGTTCTTTGAGAAACTTTGTACTGTTATCCTCATAGAGCTTGATATAGGTATATGCCTGACGTTCTTTGAACGTGTAATCTCCATTGCTTTCAAGATAGTTTTTGAAAGACTCATAGCCAAGTGCTATGTAGAGCTTGTAATCTCTGATATTCTTCAGTGACCTGCCCATTTCTACGATAGCCGTTGCGGCTGTTCGGTAGCACTCGCATATGTGCTGATGTTCTGCCATAGCCGTTTTCATAGATACTGTAATTTCTGTGTTTTCCATTGCGTTTCCTCCTATTTTGGTTAGTTATTCAGCGGGTATAAGCTGCACCTGTCAGTGCAATGTGAGATTATCAGCATTAAACAAACAAACTGGGGCGATTCCGTAACTGTTGTCTGCATAGCCGTAGCTGATAGCACCTACCGGGGAGACGTAACGCACGGCGTGATCGTAGCTGGTGTCGCACCTCCACGGAGTAAGCGTCCACATACACCCTTCAAAGAGCGGCACATAATCTCTATACTTGCGGTACTGATCGCAAGTGAGCAGCGTTATATAATCTTCACAAATGCCGTAAGCTTTGTCGCCGTTATCAGCGATAAGGTCAGATGTTTGCTTTACAAGATGTTTCGTGTCAAAGTGTTCCTCGAGCACATCTTCGTTGAGAAAGCGGCGGAGAGTGGATTTCTCCCAGTTGTTGCAGCCGTCCTCGTATTCTTCGTTAAAACGCTTTTCGCACCAACAATCAGCCGTTATCGCTAAGTAGTTACCGTTGATAATGTCGAGGCATATAAAATGTATACCATTATATACGAACTCCTCACCAGGTCTTAGTTTGATCTCATTCATTGTTATTCCTCCTAGCTTGCTTTTCTCCTTTTATTCTGCTTCTTCTGACTATTCAGCCACTCTTGGAAGTTGACTTCAAACGCCTTGATTATTTCAGGCTTTTCAAGCTTCTTGCCCGTTAAGGGGTCTTTTGCTTGTTCATTCTTAAATCCGTGGCATTGCACGATATGGTCAGCATTGTTTATTTCAATCGTAAACCATGACTTATCAAGGTCAGACGGCTTTCTGATGAATAGAATTGTCGTAACCCCACTGCAATGCCTTGAAGCATAACCGCCGACGCATATTCGCAAGTCCTTTCCCTCTTTGATAATGCTTTCGGCATTCTCTGGTACAACCAACTGAATACCAGGATAGCTATAGCCTTTATACTTCTTGCAAAGCTTCTTGTATCTGGGCTTATAGGCTTCCTCAAGCTCGGCGGCTTCCTTTCTCTTGCGTTCTTCTTCCATGAAATTGAAGTTCTCAACTGCGTTATCATGCGCTTCGTTCAGGTCTCTCGGAAAGGCTATGTTTTTTAATGAAAAATCATATCCGATTTTCAGCCCTATGTTAGCATAATCATCATACAGCTTGACAAGGCGCCTTATCTCTGAGTGATCGTCCTCACAACGCTCTTCTTCAGGAGAGTGCTTCATGACTTTTCTCAGGTATTCTAATGCCTGCTCAGGGTCAACGCCCGCTTTTTCAATGCTGGTACAGTAATCAATGATATAGCTGTACATTCGGCAGTAGAAAATGTCTTTCTTCTTACCTTTGCGCTTGAAGTCCTGATATACCTCTATAACACTTGCCGGCGTGTGATTTTCAAGAAATGCTTTCACTTCATTCAGCGTTAGATGCTTGAAGAACTTTTTCGGCGACTTTGCCGACCAGTCAAGAATCTTATAGTTTTTTTTATTTCTCCACAAAAGGTCCTGAACGAACATTGCACAGTCCATCTTTGTGGCCATTTCAAGTATGGGATACATAGCATACGCTGTGTAGTAGCGTTCCTGATCGAACTGGGTGATGTAGCCATTTTTCACAAAATCTATCCCTGAATACTTTAAAAACGTGTTACGAATTGTCTCTTTGTAAAGATATCTTTTTGGACGACTTGCAAAGCCGTCGTTAAAGGCTCCGCAAATTTTTTTCTTTATTGGGCGGAAAAATGCTGTAAAGCCGTGTCGTGTGTACGCATAGCCGACATCGTACACCTCTGCTCGTCCTTTTCGTAAAACGTACATCTTCTTGATGTCAACAACAATGTTCGGCTCTCTATCGTAGTCATCTGTAGAATAAAGGTTATAATTCTTCTCGACTACTGCTGCAAATATGTAGACCAAATCATCGACAACTTTATACACACAAAGGTCTATGGCCTCGGCAAGCCCCACTTGCTTGTATCCAGCAGACTTATACTCAGCATTGACCTTGCAGTACGGACATACACCTCTGTATCCGTGTCTGACTTCGTCCTGCACATGATAGATGTCATCAACATCATTCAGATTGACTTTGTATTCTTTGTTGCAGTTTGTGCAGAAACAAGTGTATCTTCCTGCACTTGTGCGTTTGTAAAATATGTAAGGCGTGAAACAACCATTAATTTTCTTACAATCATTGGCATTGAGCTGTGGGAAACTCTCAATGTCAGCACGCTGGTCGGGCGTGAGGTGGTCTGTATATACGGGGAATATATCCAGCTCTTGCTTGTGCTCATCAGTTTTCCACATTATCGACTCACCTCAGATCAGAATAAGTCATCAAAGGAAACTGTGATCGACTTGCGCTTCTGCTCAGGCACTTCCTTGTTGACACTACCGCAGAGGTCTATATCCATGTGATAGCGTATCTTACAGCCAGGGAAGAAGAAACCTGCGGCGGTCTCATAAGTCTTGAAGTCTGATAGTGCGAAGTTGCTATCCTTAATAGCTTTGTAGACGGCTTCAAAACACTTCTGAAGTGTGCCACCCTGAGCGACCGCCTGTGCGAACTCCTCGTCCTGCTTGACGAAGCTTTCAAGTGCGTCTATGACAGGCTGAATGATAGTGCTCAGCACTGTGTTCGCCGATGCTCCACCGCTAAGCTTAACGCCCTCTCGTTCGTTTATGAGTTTCTTCAACGCCTGCTCTCTGTAGCTAGTCATATCTCTTTACCTCCTCTATTCCGAATGCAACATATCCATTCTTCAACCCCCAACCACTTAGGACATATGTTATCCTATATCTGCGGTTTGATATCACATGAATAGCAGGATGTCCGTTATTTACTGGAAGGAATTCAATCGTGTCTCCAGGCTGAAAGCCTCTGTCATTTTTACGAATTTCAAAACACTTTTTACCTGTGACAACTGCTTCACAGAAGCATTCTTCCAGCTTCAAGGTATGCGTTGTTGGTTTTTCCAAGAATTCTATCTGTTCTTCTGGGATAAGATTGCTGTTTGAATTAAGCGGCTGGTAATCTTTTGGAAAATAGAAATCTGCGAATTCCTCTATCTCGTAGCCGCATCTCTTATAGTAGCCCAGCCTTTGATAATGCAGTCCCCTTTGTGCGGAAACGCTATTGTCATGTACTATGCACGTATCATATGCGCAGTCCGGCCAAAGATTGAGCTTATCAACTTCTTTGCCGGTGCACCATGTAAGCCCCTGCATCTTACATTCTTTCATAAAGTTATCGTATTCTTCCTGAGTCTTGACGTGAACAGCTATGTTCTTATACTTAAAATTTCTCCAATCAAATGTTCGCTTTTGATTATTTGAATTCATCTGCATTATAATCCTCCGTTCTGGTTTTGAAAAACTTGCAGCGTGTGCAAGTTTCTTGCGCTGGCTTCTCGACTAGCGCCATACACTCTTGTCTTATGCTATTATAAAAAATACATGGGCCTGCGTTATGCCTTGGCGGGGGCGATTTGTAATTCAGTCGCTTTCTGGCGCCTGCAAGTTCAGCATTATAGCATAGCAGGTCAACGTCTGTTATTACCGGCATTTACTCTCCCTCTCTTCCGCTTGCTCCGATCAGTCCTTCTAACTTACTTCTCGTGCCAAATATCTTTCCATATATTTCACCGATGTCAAAGGCTCTCTGCTCACATTCCAACATTCCTTCGTAGATAGTGAGCATATTTGCGCAGGCTTCGTCAGCGGTATTATATGCTTGACAAATATGCCTTTTTGTGTTATCATCAAGGTGTATGTTATCGGTATCTTCTTTTACAGATACCTCCGAGCTTGTATCTGTTGCAGCAGGTGCAAGCTCATTTTTTATGTATTTGGTTAGATATACACCACACAAAAAGGCCTTGTGTCTAAGCGGACAGTCTTCACAAGTTTTGAATTCGCTATTGCAAACCTCCACCGCCTTTTCAAACTCCTCTTTCGTTATCATCATTATCCTCCTCGTTTTCAAAACGTTTCTCCAAGTGCTTTTCAATGGCACCAAGTACTATGTACATCACGATATCCGCAACGATAAGCGTCGCTATGGATAACAGTATTATTCCTATGGTACTCATTTTCATTTTCCTTTCGTTCCTGCTTCGACTTCTGTCACTACGATAGACCCGTTGTCGATAAGAGATTGAATGCGTTTTTCAAAATCAAAACGCTGCTTGTCTGTAAGCCCTATGGTCTTCGGTATGCCACGGCTCTTAAGATACATGGTATACATACTATGTATCACGACGTTGGCGAGGTTGAAACGATACTTGACGTTAGGAAACTGCTTAGATTCTTTTCGATAGATAGTATTATCGACGTATACTGTCTTACTCATTGTTGTCACCTAGGCGGCAGTTGCTTTCAGCGTTGTTGAGGTGATAGAACTTGCAGTCTGTACACTCCATGCAGACATTACAGCCCGTGACTACGTTCAGCTCGTTTTCAGCAAGATACTTCTTGACGTTCCCTCTGAGGTATTCGTCTATTGCTGACGCATATCTGCTGACAGCTATAAGAGGATTTCGGCGCTGATTAGAGCTGAGTGACGTTTCCAACGGCTTTCCGTCCACAGTGATGACATATTCACCACCTATGCGGTTAAGTCTGACTGCGTTGTTGAAATCATACATCAGTAGATCATCTCCCATACCTGCCCAAGGCCGAGCATTACTACTATTATCATGAATGCAAAAAAGATAGTCAGCAAGGCCATTGCGAAGCACTCTCTGCGATCTTCACGCTTTCGGCGTGCGACAAGCTTATTATGATGCTTTCGGTCAGACTGCATCTGCAGATAGTCGATAGCCCTGACGTCTTCATTAACGACAAAGGCGGGATTTCTTTTTCTCATAGTTTTTCCTCCATTTTCTAAGATTTTTTTTGAGCGTTTGATAGAAATTGTTATAGTCACACAGGACTATCTTCACGCTGTTATCGTCGAACATGTCCACGATAACAAATTCGCCTGCACATACTGAATACCCATGGCGAATCTTCTTGATATAGCCCTCAATTCCCATGTCTGATGCTATTCTGATGACGGCTTGCGATATCAGTGAACTGCGGGTATCACTCTTTGCTCAGATCTCCATGCCATAGCTTGTCACCGACAAGCTGAGCCTTATTAATGGCTCTTTCTATCTCAGCGTTTGTTCTTTCGCCGATAATGGCGTCTATCTTCATGATGTGCAGCACTTCTTATTCCTCTCTTCCTGCTTGAAATGGCGGTAAAGAATGCTTGCGATAACGTCAGCCGGTATCTTCTTGACCTTGCGGCGGGTTTCTATGATCTTGCCGTCCTCTATGCGATATGTAACGCTTACGGGAATATCAATCGTTTCTTTCACTTTACTGCCCCCTCTGTTACATTCTCAGCTGACCAGCGCCGGAACGCTTCCAAGCCTGCTAAGGCTTCTTTCTGCTCCTGCAGGGTAGTCCTGACCTTGTCTTTGACTCTGAACTTGCGGATATCGACCTGACCCACTGTGCATTCTTCGATGTAGTCGTCTATGCCGAGAGCTTTGACCTGCTCACGGGGGTCATTGATGACCGTGTCGAGCAGTGCTTTCTGAATGGCTTTCATGCGTTTCTCACCTATGCCATACTCTGCTGCGGTCTGGACCAATGCAAGCTTGACATTATCGGCAAGGACGGCTCGGTTCTGAAAGTTGAATCCTTCGCATTCTCTTTCAACGAATGCTACGACCATGCTCTGATCTATGCCGTAGCTCTCGCACGCCTGCTGCATCTTGTAAGCGTAGACTCCGTCCTTGTCCCACTCGTTGGCAATTTTGCAGTTGTCTGCAAAATCATCTATCCATTGGCGACATTTCTTAGAATAAAACGTCTTAGGATACTTCTTATTCAGCACTATCAGCAGGGAACAGAGCATCTCATAGTTCTTGACTATGACCTCAAATGCAAGGCGGTTCTTATGATAGTCTTTTATCTTATGGTTTGTCATTGGTATCACTCCTATGATATCTGCTTTTCAATAAACTCTGCGATAGTACGTTTCAGTGCCGCTGACTTTATGCGTGCAATTGCTTCCCAGTTCTCTGGGGTCTGACCGGCAAGCTTATTTCCTGAGACTTCTTTTTTTAAAGAGCAGAACGCTCTTGCAATCTCAGGAAGAACACTGTCATATACTATCTCATTGAAATCATGGTCTGTTGATTTTGACACTGGTATCACCTCTTTTTTAACATTTTGTTGAGGTCAACAAAATGTTATTATGCTGACCAGCCATAAAGCTGATTAGGCTCAACACCAAGCTTCGTAGCAATGATAATCACATCATCAGTTGTTATCATCTTATAGCCATTCAGCATATTGTTGAATGTTCTGTAGTCGTAGCCGAGGATTTCGGCAACTTTCTTCTGCTTAAGACCTCTGTCATCAATGATCTTCTTAAGCTGTTCTGCTACGATTGATTTCTTAGCCTTATTTGTCATAATGGACATCTCCTTTCATGGATTAGTTAAAGTTTCTTGTACTTTACATATATTCTAGCACAAGTTTCTTGAACTGTCAAGATGTTTTGTACAAGTTTCTTGTACAAAAGTGTACAAATATTCGCATTAAAATTTGTACACAATTCTTGATATTAATATCAAATTTCTTGTACTTTTATCTTGACATACTTGTATTATTGTGGTAGAATATAAGTATAGAAGGGAGGGAAACATATGAGTCTAGGGTCACGAATAAAGGAAAAAAGAGAACAACTTGGAATGACACAAAAGCAATTAGCTGACAAGCTTGGCGTTACAAAATCGGCAATATGCAATTATGAGAATGGAACGTCAAGCCCTAAAGAAGATGTTCTGTTAAATATTTTTAAAGTCCTATCAGTTGATCCAAACTACCTCTATCAGGACTCGGTAAATGTTACCGAGAACTCAAAGAAAAAAGACGAAATAATCGAAAACATTCGCCTTTTTCTTGACGATCTTTCCGATGAAGACTTAACTAATCTTTATGATTATTTGGAGTTTTTAAAATGGAAAACTTCCAAAAGGAAAGAAAAATAAAAAAATAAGCACTCCACAAAACGTGAAGTGCTTATTCGCCTGCCCGTATGTAGGCAGATACCCTATTCGTCGGACTTGTTTTCAAACAGAAGTGAATAAATCATTTCTGCCAACTGGTCCTGCAGCTCCTTACGCTCAGCGTCGGTCATGCTGCTCACCCCTTTCTTTTTCATTTTTTGAAAAAATATGTTTAAATCCCCTTATGCTGGTTATAACATATTTCGGCAAAAAATGCAGTAAAATTTCCTATAATAAATTTATTTTAGGATTTTTACCAAATCAGAAAGATCACATTTGAGCACAATAACCAAACGTGCAATAACTTCAATTGTAGGGTTTGCTTTGCCGGTCAATATCTTGCTTATTTCCCCCTCACTTATCTCGGCAAGCTCTGCAAGCTGTTTTCCGTTGATGTGCTTTTCGTGCATAATCTTTTTTAATTCGATTTTATAATTTTTAGTATTCATAAATATAGAATGCACCTCCTATATTTATTTAATACCATACGAATTTCGGAAAAAGAATAGCCCAACTTTTGAGGTGCTTATTTTTTTATAAAGGAGTAACAAAAATGAAGAAAACTGTTATTTTAACCGCCGTAATATCAACCCTGTTGATGATGACAAGCTGCTCAGAGTCGGGCAGTGACGTTTCATCAACTTCAACAACGCCTGCTGTTACGACTGAGGCATCTGCTACTGAAACCACTACTACCACGGCAGAAACTACAACAACTACGACAACTACGGAAACTACAACGACAACAGCTGCAAAACCTGCTGAGAACGTACTCACTTTTGACGATTTGAGCCTTACCATAGAAGGAGATTACCAGCAGCAGAAGCTAAAATCAACAGAACACTATACTTCATGGGCAGTAGTCACAAATGGGTATGGTTTTTCAATTATAAAGACAGAGAAGCCAGGCTATATAAGCACCGAGGACTTTCTGAATGACTATATGGCGCAGGACGGTGAAGTGTATTCATTCGTTAACGGACTTTCCGATTGTGAGGTTTACCTTTCAACTTCTTTCAATACGGCGGCTGTGGCTGATATAAATGGTTACTTCTATGTTCTCATGCTAGATCCTGATTATGAAGATAGTACCAAAGATTTTCTAGCGATTGCCGACACGGTTCGTCCGAAATAACGTTAGGGAGATGTCACTATGAGCAATGCAGTTATATATGCTAGATACTCTTCAGACAAGCAGTCTGAGGATAGCATTGAAGCCCAGCTCAGGGCGTGCAGGCAGTACGCCGCCACTAAGGGATATAATATCGTAGCAGTATATGCGGATGAGGCTATCAGTGGTAAGGGGTCAATGACGGCAAGCCGTGCGCAGTATCAAAAAATGTTGAGAGATTGCAATAAGGGTACTTTCGATACTATTCTTATTCACAAATACGATCGTGTGGCTAGATCGCTGGGCGAACACGTTAATCTTGACACTCGCCTGCAGAAAATGGGCATTACACTGATAGCCGTTGGTCAGGACTTCGGCTTCGGCCCGGAGAGCAAGATAATGCGTGCGCTGATGTGGTCTATGTCAGAATACTATATAGATAACCTTGCAAATGAAACGAAAAAGGGAGAACGTGAAATAGCCCTGAAAGGTCTTCACAATGGCGGATATCCGCCGTTCGGATATGATATCGTAGATCAGAAGTATGTTATAAACCCCTATGAAGCGGAATATGTCCGCAAGATCTTTGCGGCGGTGAAAAATCACGAGGGAACTAAGGACATTATCGCAGAAATGGCGGCAGTGGGCATTGTGGGCAAGCGTGGAAAGCCCTTGAAGTATTCTGCAGTATATGAGATACTACGAAACGAGAAATACACAGGAACATATATATACTGTGTTGACGAGGAAAAGGATAGATCCAAGCGCAGGTCTAAGCCTAATGCTATAAGAATAGAAAATGCCCTGCCGATGATAATCGACAAGGCAACATTTGACGAGGTGCAGAAGATTATGGATAGCAGAAAACAGAGTGGACCAAAGACATCATATCTATGCAGTGGGTTAGTCTACTGCTCATGCGGTGCGAAAATGCACGCACACATATCAACGAAGAAAGGACACGTATATCACTACTATCGTTGTTCAAAGAAGTGCGGTGCACCTATGATATCTATGGATATCGTTGATGACGCCGCTAAGACATATCTTCGCACCCTGCTCAACGAAGAAAATCAAAAGGCTATTGCTAATGCTATGCGAAAGTACAAGTGCGGAGAGCCTGAGAGAGCCGCTGATTTCAAAAAGATAGTTGCATCTAAAATATCGGAGAAGCAGAAGCAGTATGACACCTTGATGACCAACATATCAAGTGGTGTCCTCCCAGCTGATGTTATCGAGGATATCGGTGCGAAGATGAACCAGCTCCGTTCTGAGATAGAGGCATTGAAGAAGACGGAAATGCCAAAGGACTACACTACGGATCAGATTTCTCTTTGGCTCAAGGCTCTGCATGACAGTCCAGACGATAAAGCTATACGCCTGCTCATTTCTCGTATAGATATAAAAAACACGATCGAAATTAACATACAAAGTACATTAACTTCGGTCGTGGGAACTATTGGTTGCGGGAGCTGGATTTGAACCAACGACCTTCGGGTTATGAGCCCGACGAGCTACCGAACTGCTCCATCCCGCGATATTTTACTGCTTTTTTACTGCTCTCTCCTGAGTGCTTATTTATTATATCACAAATGAATGTGAATGTCAATACCTTTTTTGCAATTTTTTTATTTTGACTGAAATGTAGGTTTGTCAATCATATTGGACACTATTATTAAGAAATTCGATAGGCGAAAAC